ATCCAGACGGAGTATTCGCTAAGTGGTTTCGGGAAGGTGACTATTATGCTCAGTGTCCCCTCGCAGTCACACAACCTTTACAAAGAATGTGGCTGGCGGCCAGAGCAGGCCGCGCAGTTAGTGATCCCGATATTGAAACGGGTCTTCGAGTTGTGCGAGGATGGTCGGCATATGCTCTCACGATGGAGGTTCGTTACCTCAATTGCCGAACACAGAGAGAACTTATTGACGCAATCGGACAAGATCGCCGAGGGTTTCTCGAAATGCGTCAGCGGATACTTGGTGGTCCTGCTCCTCCTCCACCAGCACCAGGAGATTTTGTTGCTCGCCCGCGTCCTGATCGGGGCCCCGGTGCAATGCAAATTGATGGCACGGCAGCAGTATCCATTCGCCCTGGACCCGCAGCAGCGGCACGAGCACCGGCACTGGCGGCACCACCGGCACCAGCGGCAGCAGCAGCGGCGGCAGCGGCGGCAGCAGCACCACCACCGGCACCAGCGGCAGCACCAGCGGCGGCAGCGGCGGCAGCGGCGCCAAACTTCGGACAAGCCCCTAGAGGACGGGCGCCAGCACCGATAGGAAATCAGTATGCCCAACCCACTCATGAGGATCGGGCGCGGGGGCAGGCACAGGCACAGGCGCGGGCGCGGGCGGCAGACGCGGCGGCAGCAGCAGACCGTGCGCGGCGGGTGGCGGAGATAAACCGCATAGTAGATATGGGAGAACCGGCTCGGGCACCGGCTCGGGCACCGGCAGCGGCACCGGCAGCGGCTCGGGCACCGGCAGCGGCTCGGGCACCGGCACCGGCAGCAGCACCACCACCGGCAGCAGCGGCGATGGCAGCTCCGTCGGCGGAGGCGGCTCGGCGCGAGTCAGCCTTGGCGGCAGCGGCGATGGCGGCACCGGCACCGGCGGCGGCGCGGGCGGCTGTGCAGGCGCTGTCGGCGACACTAGCACGGATAGGGGCGCCGGGGCTGCCAGGGGGCACCGGACCGAGCTACTGGGACCCAGGGAGCAGGAGAAACCTGCAAGGGATGTGGGAGAGAACGGGGGACGGCGGTATGCCTCGACAGTATGTAGATAGGGCGATAGAAGAATCACTATATACTGCACAGATAGACCCAAGAGGAAGACAAAGTAGATCAAACGCTTATCTTGAAACCGGCCGCTTATGGAGGCCTGATAATGTACCAGATGAGGATGTCCGCCGGGCCGGCGATGCTCGGGCGGACCTGATATATTTTGAGACTCAAAGTAGAGGAAAACGTATGGGATTGAATGACGATCAGATAAACGATGCGATGACTAACGCCCATACCGAAGTACTTAAGTGGGAGATATCGCGAGTGGGACTTCCGCTAGCAGCGCGCGCGGCAGAACTACCGCGACCAGCAGCCCACGTCGCGGAGGACCTCGCAGCGGCGAGGGGGCGGGGCGCGGATGACATGGCCCGCTACCTAGCAGGACAGGGAGCAGCAGCCCCGGCAGCAGCGGCAGCAGCGGCTGGGGCACCCGCGGTGGCGATGTTTAATGGAGATGCGAATGGATACCCTCGGGACCTTGTAGATCAATGGATACGAGATGGAATCAGAGTGATCGGGGACTCGACAGCGGCGGAGGCCATAAGGACGCACAACCGCAGAGGAGCCGAATTAGCTGCGATTGTTGAGGGTGCAGATGGGGACGCGTTTGGTCGCATTATGGACCGCGTTCTGGCCGTGGCTCGCAATGCCGAGGGGATAGCAGAGCTGCGGGGCGTGTCAAGGCTCAATGCGCGCGCGGTCGGCGATTACGTAGGAGCATCTGCGGAGGCATGGGAGTATGATAGGTGGGAGAGGACAAGGAGACGGAGAGGAGGTGCTCGCAAACGGACTACGAGACGCAAGCGTCGGTCTTCATAAAAAATAGACACGAATACTAATGGCGGCGCCTATGGATGAAGTTGCGGCGGCCGCAACCAGGTCATATCTTTTCCAGGTCCCACTTCAAGAAGCAGATGTACGGGTGTATAGGAGACCCGCAGCTCAGGCGGCAGTTGCACCTCAAAACTGCGTTGCGGTGACGAGCCAGCTTCTTGGACTTATCACCCCCTCTCTCGCCGAAGAACTCTCCGCTGCAGGTGCGCCTCCGATTGGAGAACCTCAAATTCAAGCCCAGATCAACAAACATATTGGCGACGATGCAAAGAAATATTTAGCCGTTGGACAACCGCTCACGTCTGCTGTGATAGACACACTTCGTGCTGACCTGTTCCCTAAATGTGGAACGATCGTTCTATCTCAGTCTTCTAGTGGTAAAGGGCATGCATTTATCGTTATGAGGCCGGGCAAGGAGGTTGCAATACGAATCGTTGATCCGCAACCGCAGCTCTGTTCGGGAACGACGAATGAGGAGATACTTGCTATGATTCGGCATCCGTATCGCGAAGAAGTAAGTCCAGCGGGTGCAGGTGGATCTCAAATTAGGATAATTGTTTTTAGAAGTAACACTGCCCGCAGCGAGAACGATATAGTAAGCGAATATATTGAAGGACCGTTTTCCCACGTGGTTGGAAATCAGATTGGTAGGGGTGCTACTCGCCGCCGGTCTTCTTTACCCAGACGGCGGGCGAAGCGTTCTTCCTCCGCAAAGCGCCGGACGTATAGTCGTCGGCGGCGAGCATAGCGGACTGGAATGGGCGGTTGTCGGTCCACAAAGTTGGGTCGCAAAGTCTGAATGGCGGATGCTCAGATGCCTTGTACCAAAACACTTGATCTTCTAGCTTGTTGGAGGCTACGTTGTTGCAAATGACCAGTCCCTCGTAGTTTTCTGTGCATTGGTCCATGAAGTCACAGAACATTTCAAAGGTAGGAAACATACCTGCGTAATTCTCGTAAATTCTACGACGATTCCCTAGGATATTCTCACGCAGAATGAAGACAAAATCCACGTTGGTACGCAGGTTCGGCGTGATGCCGAGCGGGTACTGCATGGTAATAATGGTCAGCATATCAAGATGCCGACCGTTCATGAAAACAAACCGGGTGGACTCTTCGTTGATCCACTCCTTGGCTGCGTAGAGGCAGTCGTCCAAAATCAGAAAGGCTCGGGGATCAAACGGGGCTCCGGATGTCTTGGATTTCAGAAACCGCTGCTTTGCTGCAAACTGCCGCTTGATAAACGCTTGGACCTTCGCAGGTTCATACTTGTCGTGAATGAGCTTGGAGGGAACAAAGGCTTGAAAGTACTCGTTCACGACCTCTGTGGGCGAGATCACCATTCCGGCAGGGAAGCTGTCTTGAACGTTGAAGAGCAAGTCACGAGCCAAGAACGATTTGCCCGTGTCTTTCTTGCCGATAATGACAATCATAGGACTTTTGCGCGAATCCATTCCGCATCGGTCTTTGATCATGTCCATGTTGAACTTCCTGAGCTGAAAATTCATCTTGTTCTCACCGTCGTTTATTTTTTGACATTCATCACCGAGACACTTCATAATGGGAAAGGACTTGAGAACGACGTCCGTGAACATGAAGATCCACCGTCTACCGAGACTGGACGGAACGCACTGGTCTATGAAGACAATGCAGCCCTTTTTCCCCTGCCTTGAAAAGCTCTTCAAGACGGAGAATGTAGCTGGACTGCATGACTATGGAGTCAAGCTGGACCAGCCGATTGATTCAGTTGTCGACGCAACTCACGTCAAGGTTGGAGGTAAGACCATTCCTGTTCACCGCAAGACGACGATGATTCTGTCCCCCTTCAAGACGATGCGCGGTGACTACGGATCGTTTGGTGTTCCGAAGCGCGCCAATGTGGCGGATGATATGCACGCAACCATGCAAAGCCCTCACACGGCCGCCTATGTTGGAGCCATTGCATCCATCGCTCTGTCTGAGTCCGAATGTCTTCACTTTCCGACTGTCTATGGCGTATACGTGGGCGTGGCTGGCTCTCACACCGTTGACATCTCGGACGACTACGAAGAGCTCACTGAGAAGAGCTGGTTTGCAGATCGTATCGGCAAGACGTTTGAACTGAAGCTTCGGACGGCGGGCCACGAAGCAGAGTTCAGTCATACGCGTCGGGCCCGTATTGCACTCGATACAGCCGAAGAGATTGATTTGGGAGACGTTGACGATGTAGACGCTGACCATGTGAGCGCACCGGACGAGCAAGATGTAGAGGCCTACGACATTGCGTCCTCTGAGCCTCCAGAGATGGACGAGGAGGAGACAGACGACGATGACGTCTACGACATTGAATCCTGCGACTGCTCGGAAGGAACAAACGAGGACGAGGGCGAAGACGAGGAACCTGAACCGTTTGCTTGGGCAACGTTCACGGATGTGCCGGTGGTGACAACAGTCATGGAAGTTTGCGAGGGAACGTTTTACAACCTTATCAAGGAGCACCCCGAACCCGAAAAGCATGCCGCGTGGGTGTCACAGGTTGTCTTTGCTCTTGCCTATGCTCAGAGGACGTATGGCTTCACTCACAATGACCTCCACGGCAACAACATCATGTACGTCAAGACAGACCGGACGCACTGTGTATACATTCACGCTGGAGTCACGTACAATGTTCCGACCTTTGGATACCTGATGAAGATCATTGACTTTGATCGGGCAATTATCAACCTGCGTCTGACTGGACTGAAGGAGCCCAAGATGTTCATGAGCAGCCAGTTTCAAGAGGATGAGGAAGCGGGCGGGCAGTACAACATGGAGCCCTTTTACAACAACAAACACGCGCACATTTCTGCGTCGTCGTCGTTTGACTTGGTTCGCTTTGCTACGTCAGTCTTCTGGGATATGTTTCCCAAGGGACCGAAGCATGAATACACACACCCGTTGTTTAGCATCTTTTTGCAGTGG